TCCTATGACTTCTACAACTATGCACTAATTTTCTCATTTAATGGTTGACATTCGTTTAGAATCAGTGTATTCTAATAATGTAAGGAACACAAACTGAAAGGTCTACAGAATGGCTCACATGATTGAAATGATCGACGGCGTTGCTCAGATGGCTTACCGCTCGTCGAAAGGCAAACCTTGGCATGGCCTTGGTACTCCGGTTGGTGACGATATGACTCCCGCCGAAATGATGAAGGCTGCTGGCCTTGATTGGAATGTTCAGAAGGTTGACTCCTTTGTCGAATTCAACGGCAAGCGCATTCCGACCGGTCAGCAGTCGCTCATTCGCGAAACTGACGGCAAGATCCTGACTCAGGTTGGTCCTGGTTGGAATCCGGTTCAGAACGAAGAAGCCTTTAACTTCTTCACCGACTTTGTTTCCAAAGGCGACATGGTGATGGACACCGCTGGTTCGCTCCGCGACGGTCGTATCGTCTGGGCTCTTGCAGATGTTCGTGACGGTTTCACTCTGTTCGGTGGCGATGAAGTGAAGGGTTACTTGCTCTTCTCCAACCCGCACCAGTACGGTAAGTCGATCGACGTTCGTTTCGTACTTGAGCGCGTTGTCTGCAACAACACTCTGACTGTTGCTCTGGCTGAGAGCGGTCAGGCTGCTGTTCGTGTCAACCACCGTTCGGTCTTCGACGCTGAGCGCGTGAAAGAACTGCTCGGCATCTCGCACCGTAAGGTCGAAACCTTCAAATCGGCTGCTGAACTGCTTGGTTCGAAGCAGTACGGTCAGAAAGATCTGGAAAAGTACTTCGGTAAGATCTTCGGTGAGTCGACGAAGGAAGGTAAGCTTCTGTCGCCGACCGCTGAACGTGCCCTCGAAGTCGTCGAGACTCAGCCCGGCGCAGAGTTCAAGAAGGGTTCGTTCTGGCAGATGTTCAACGCAGTTACCTACCTGACTGACCACGAACTCGGTCGTTCGAACGACACTCGTCTTTCGTCGGCTTGGTTCGGCGCCAACGCAAAGCGCAAGGTTGATGCTCTCAACCTGGCAGTAGAAATGGCAGAGGCCGCAGCTTAAACTTCTAAAAGAGGACGGTATCCCCAAGACCAGGTACCGTCCTCTTTATAAATGCGATATCTTCTTGAAGCTAATTCTGACATTCTTTTTCTTTGTTCTGGTCTTTTCATTGGGTTTTCGTCACCGTAAAGTTTAGGCAGATACTTTCCGCATTCTTCATAGAAACCGGAATTTCTTTTTGTGATCGACATATTTTTGGCAATTCTTTTTATCCTGTCGTCCCTTTCAGCATTCAGACCTTTATTCCAAGCCCCACCCTGCCCATATTCTTCCATAATATTAGCCCACTCTTTTGACTTAACAATATTGAATATCTTGCTAAAAAATAGACCAGTTTCTTTTAATTCTTCTTTATCTTCTGTTGCCAAAAGTATTTCTGTGGTATAATCAATCCCATGAACTTTTAAGTGTTTTGTCCAGTATAAACCAGAACCTGGGTATTTGTGCGGATCTTTAGAATTTGTTTTACCTAGATATTTTAAACCAGTTTTATTATGGGTTTTAACATATAAATATATCATTGCTGGAACTCCTTTTGTTTCTAGAGTAGTTGGGAAGATCACCACAAATTCCGCGAACTACAATATTATTTATACAAAATAGTTGACAAATTCATCTTAGTATGTTATGTTTAATTATGTTTTTTGAAAGGCGACAAGATGAGTAAGATCCTTAACGAACCGGTTCTATTTAACCGAGAACAGATCGCAAAGATCGAAGATCTGAAGCGAGCAAGATACGTATGCGCAACCGAAAGAGACGATAAGACTATCGAGATATTCTACTCAGAGGATGCGCATGTTGCTGGCGGTCGCTACTTTGGTCTGTATTTTAGTAGTCTAGATAATCAACTCTATATTACTAACGGCGCATTTGTTGAAGATCAAGAGATCTCTGCCGTGATCGCTGATGACGGCGAGATTGTATATAGTAGGTTTCGACACGACTATCGATCCTCATCCGATGGTTCTGTTTTCATTGACGGCGGCCGATCCTATACAAGAGTTAGCTTGGTTGATGAATCTCGACATGCAACACTTATCGTAAAAGAGGGAGTTCTACAGGTAAAGAATGTCTGACTTTAAGATCTCAGACTATGACTATATTGGAAGCTCGATTGGAAATGCGTTTTTCAGTGGAGTTTCCTTTGAACAACTTTGGGATTGTGTATCACTGTCCCAAACAAGAGAAGAATTGGATGCCGCAGTTACTGCAACCATTCGATTGAATGAATTAACAAAAGGAGAAGAGATATGAACGATGCATATAACGTAACCGCCGATGAACTTCGTCAGTTCATCGAACGCTACGAACAGCTTGAGTCAGAAAAGAAAGACGTCACAAATTCTCAAAAGGAATTGATGGCAGAAGCTAAGGGTCGTGGATACGACACGAAAGTCATGAAGAAGATCATCGCCATTCGTAAACGTAAAGCAGATGCAATCGCCGAAGAAGAAGCAGTTCTTGAGATGTACAAAGCTGCATTGGGTATGATCTAATGAGTAAGGAAGAAAGTAAACGCCTTATTGAAAAGATATATCCTGACTTCGATAATCGTTTTGGCGAGTGGGGCTGGTGTTCTCTAAACAAAGCTGGGTGTATTATTGACTGTATTGATGATATCTTTACTCACGTGAAAGATCCGGTATGCGTAGAGATTGGCGTCTATGGTGGAAAGAGTGTCATTCCTGCAGTACTCGAACTTAAGAGAATGAACTCTGGGAAATTCTATGCGATTGATCCATGGGATAACGTAGAGGCAACCAAGGGCTATGACGGCGACAACTACAAGTTTTGGACCAACGTCAACATGCCTTGGATCTATAATGTCTTTACTACAGTCTTGGAAGAAAACGACTGTGGAAAGTACGTAGAGATCATTCGAAAGCCAAGCGACGATGCGCCTGTTATCTTCGATATTGATTTTCTTTATATTGATGGTCAGCATACAATCCAAGCAATTCGTGATGTAAATAAGTATGCGCGCCAAGTAAAACTTGGTGGTTACTGTATTGCGGACGATATTAACTGGGGAGATGTTTCTCTCGTTCCTGATGCTCTTAAAGAGATTGGGTTCGAAGAACAACGATGGATTGACGGCGCTATCATCTTTAAGCGGACGTCTATTAAATAAAAGGCGGATCCGAAGACCCGCCGAGTTATTAGAAGGGGCCGGTTGTTTCCGGCCTCTTTTATTATTAGAATAGGTTCGAAACGCGAACTCTACGGTAGTAGACGTTGCTGTTAGCGGTAAGAGCACCTTCGCTACGGGTTGGGCCGAAAGCGAATGGGTTAGCAACCATACCGTAACGGGTTTTGAAGCCGATCTTTGGCTGGAAGCTGTTTTCACCAACTGCGCGGTACATCTGTAGTGGAACGTATGGGCAGTAGAAGAGACCTGCGTCGAATGCGGAGGATCCCTTATAGCCAACTACGAGGTAGTTTGCACCAGCGTATGGGTCGATGTAAACTCTGTAACGACCGTTTAGAACACCAGCGAAGGTGTTTCCGGTATCGTCAACGTTTAGAGCGTTGCTGTTAAGAGCTGGGGTATAATCGAGAACACCTGCCATCTGAAGAGCAGAAGCTACGTCAGAAGAACAGATAACGATGTTACCCTTGCCTCTACGAGTTGCTTTTGCAATCGCGTTAGCTTCGAGTTCGATCTGGAACATAAGACCCTTGAACTTCTCAACTGACCAACGGCCGTTTGAGTCAACGTCAAGGTCGAACACGCCAGTTACAGCAGTGTTTGCACCACCGGTTACGGCTGAGGTGTAAACAGTACGAACAACTTCACGGTTGATTTCTGCAAGGATTTCAGACTGTAGAATATTTGCAAGTTCTGTTTCAGCGTCAAGACCGTGAACAGCGCGGAGATCCTGTGCAAGTTCACTGGTGTATTCTGCTTTTAGCGCGCGGCTCTTTGCAGATACAGTAACTTTTTCGATAGCAAGAGCCATCTCTGCGAAGTTTGTTCCGTTTCCGTCGCCAAGCGCTTCAGCAGCAGCGGTTGTTAGACCAGTACCGGTTGGTGCTGTTGCAGCAGAACCAGTAACGCCAGTCATAGAGCCAGTACCGGAGAAGTCAGTGTCAGCTTCGTTGTAGAATGCTTCAACTGCGGTGTTACCTGACATTGCGTTGTAGTTAGAACGCATTGCGAAGATAAGACCAGTTGGGCCAGTCATTGGCTGAACACCAGCGATGTCGTATGCCATTAGGTTTGGCATAGCACGACGAACTAGGCTGATAAGGATTGGATCGTAACCAGCTTGTGGTGTGCTAGCACCAGCGCCAAAACCGCCAGTTCCAGCGAAGTTGGTTGGTGTTTCCTGAAGAAGCGAAGTCATGTTGATTGACGCGTCGCTGGTCTCAAGAAGTGCTTTCTCTGTGTTCTCTAGAAGAGTAGCAGTTACTGCTTTTCTGTGGTTGTCTGCGATTGGCGAGAAGGAAGAGTGCTCAAGAAGAGGACCCCACTTTTCGACTAAAGTTTTATTAGATTGACTCATTTTGTCTCTCCTTTGGCTGTTGTTATTGTCTGGTTGTATTTATAATTTTGTTGTTTTCACTTAATAGTTTTGTTATTTAGAGCTTCAACGATAGCATTAACGGTTGAGTAAGAAGATACTGGCTTTTTGGCGGTGTCTTCCTGAACAACTTCTTCTGCTTCTTCGTTAATCACCTGAGCTTTTTTAGTCTTAAAGAAAGACTCCTTAAGAGTTGCAAGATCTGACTTATAACCATCGATTTCGTCTACATCGAGCTTTTCTGAAAGAACCTTAAGTCTCTCTTTTTGAGAAACGGTAAGACCTTCTGAAACTTCTTCGAAAGCGATTTCAGCTTTTAGTGCAGCAACCTCTTTCTTAAGTTCGATGTTTTCGTTGATTATTTCGTTAGCTTGTTCTGTGATAGAAGCGTTATCTTCTTCTAGACTTGCTACAACATCGATTGTCTCATCATCGATTTCAATGTTGTGCTCAGTGAATAGTTCTCTAAGTCCATCCATTAGGGACTCTGCCATTTCTACTTTGATACCAGCTTCAATAGCAACTTTATTCTCAGTCATCCACTCTTCGACTACGTAGTCAAGATATGAATCGAGGTTCTCTACAACTTCTGCCATCGCTTCATTGAGCGACTCATTAAGATCATTTTCGAACTGCTCTTCAAGAGAAGCGGTAGCTTCTTCTAGACGAAGAGTAACAGCTTCGTTTACAGCTGCTTCAAATACAAGTGTTACCTTTGATCTGAACTCTTCTGAAAGATCCATTCCTTCGAACATGTTCTTAATCGATTCTTCGACAGAGATTACCTCTTCTTCGATTACTTCTTCGTCTGAAGCTTCTTCAGCTTCGGACATTGGTGGCTTTGCCACTGTTCCTGCCTTTGCGTCAACGACTTTGCTTACATCTGCCTTACGCTTCTTGATCTCTCCACCTACTGGTGTGACTGGACCAGGAACGGTAGATATTCCGTCGTCACTTACAAAATTTTGTTCGTCTAACCCTGACATATTTACTCTCCTTTTATTGGATTCGTGTTTCATATCCATATTTATAAAACTTAGTTCTTCAGAGAACGAATGAAGTTTTCGAATAGACGCGCAGCATATGCTTCGTCTACCTTTCTTACAGTTCTCTTATACTCTTTTTTCACTTCTTGAACGGCCTGCTCAATCATCTGCTGAGCTCTCCAAGTTCCAGATACTATATCGTAATAGTAGTCCGTGTTTTCCATAATACCGTTCACAAAGCAGTTTGGACCCGATGGATCTGTGACGATATCGACAGTCGCAAGATGAAAGTCGTTTTGAACTTCCATGATGCCTTCTTTCGTTGCCTTTACAGATCCAAGGCCGCGAGTAGAAACACCAACCTTGACACCCTCGTCAATGAACGTCTTTACAATGTTACCCATTGGAGTACCTAGGATCTTTGCCTTACCAACGAAGTTTGAACCGTCGCGCTTCATCTCAGTAATAAGGTGAGATACGCGATCACCGTTGATCTGAGGACCATCTGGGTGCCCAAGTTCTCCAAGAGCTCTTTTAGTCTTAATGAACTGCTCGCCGTATCTCATCATTTCTTTTTCTAGAATCGTCGATGGATATATTCTTCCATTACGGTTCTTGATATCTCCTTGCATGAAGATACCTTCGATGAAATACTGCTTTGGCTCGTGTTCGCTTGTTTCAGTTAG